TTATCATTTGACTGGGTACCTTACTTGACCTGTACGGTACATATCTTGTCGATCTTTACCGTCACCTAATTGTTTTAATAACGCCATAGATTCATCATATCTTTTTTGATAGTTTGCGATTACATCTGCCTCACCCTTCATATAGGTGTAGCCTTCTAACAAAGAACCATAAAGCAGCGCCGAGTCAAAATGATCGCCAAGCCAAGTAGTATTAGCCGTAACTATACTTTCTGGGTAATAGTAATAGTGCATTTCAAACGAATAGCTACTGTCTGGAGTTGGTCCCAAAATACATGTATTAGCATCAAAAATAGCGTAATGAGATGGCACACCAACGACAGCTGGGAAAGGAAACGACTCTCTAATAAACTCTACGTCTTTATTAAGTAAGAACGACTGCCCTCCAGTAAGACTACCAGAAGGTTGAATAACAGCCAAAGAAAACATAGCTAGCCAATCAGAAGGCATACCTAGGTATTGATTACCTGCTAAACACGTACCTGTTACATTTTTTCTTAAGGCTGGAAGCTGTACTGTGTTGTATATACGTTGCTCAGCCTGCCTAATAAATGTATTAATTTGCTCCGTAGAAGTTAGTCCAGTCGTACCTGTACCTGCTACGTTTGTATATGACGCAGCTGGAAAGTCGTTCTCAACGTACCCTTTAATCGTTGCAAATAAAGTAGTGTAGTTCATTAGGGTTTACCCTTAGCCCATTGGTCCACGAGACATAACGCCCTTAGTTGCTGCGCCCGTACCCCTCATTTTGATACCAGTTGTTTTAACATCATTACTAGCTGGATCACCTAGGCTGACACGAGCAACATTCTTTACGCTTGGAGTCGATTGTTTAGCCAGCAAAGTATTTGGATCAGGGGGACGACTAACAGCCATCATAGCCTCTTTTGTACCAATTTTCTTACCTGACATGGTGTGTGGCTCAGCATATACTTCAGCGTTGCCAACTTCTTTGCCCATTACTTTTTTAGAGTATTTAGCCATTATCGACCCCTTTGGTTAGCGCAACGAGCCATATTACGACCCATAGACTTCATATTCTTATTAAGGCTGCTTTTGCTACCCTTTGGACCCTTATCAACGATTTTTGCACCGTCATTAGGGAAAACTTTAGCATCAGTCTTACCTTTGCTAACTACGCCATCTGCATCTTTTTTGTATCCCACAATAATCTCCTTATGTTACCGTTACCGTTACCGTACCTACTTGCCCTACTGCAATTAAATTATTAGGGGTTAGCTCACTATCAAAACTACTAGCCCCGCCCACAGGGTTCCACCCCCACTGGATAGTTCTACTACCCCCACTAACCTGCCCGCTACTATCAACATTAGTGGTTATCGTTGCAGTCAATTGTAAGCCATTTAAACCTGAATTTACATAGCTAATATCGGGTCTTGGATCTCGCACCGCCTGTGGATCGTCAACTGGATACATGCCTAACGACAGCTGTGGTTGATCTGGATCCCAACAAGTAGGACAAACTTTAACGTCGTATATTTGTTGCTTAACAATCAGTTTTCTAAGCTGTTTTAGCTTATAACGCTGCCCGCACCGATCACATTCGGCGATTGCATATTTGCCACTGCTAAATTTATTAGGCACGGTCTACCCCGAATAATATAAACTTCGAGGTACATATCGATTAGCTGCTTTATCTCTATCTTCTGTAGAAGCCATCATCCACTGTTCTTCGTATTCTGCCTTTAAAAACTGCATTCTTGGCAGCGCATCTGGCAACTTTTGGGATAAGTAAAAAGCTAACCCAGCCACTAAGCAGGGTAATAAACGGAATGGAATGTCTTGCTCTGTTACACCATTACCTGCATCTTGGATTCTACGTAACCGCCAATACACAAATGTGTAAGGACCCCCGCCGTCTCCAGTGGGCCAAACATTGATATTTGGTAGGTTTTGAACAAAAACAGAAGAACCTGAAAAATGTGAGGCTGCGGTTGTACCATTCTGTCCACGAGAACAATTTAGTAGCTGATTACCCGATACATTTGAGTAGCCGATTGTCTCTGAATTAATTTTAATGTAGCCAGATGTAGCTAGTTCAGAAGCGTTAGCAACCACAATTGTGGTGTCTGTTGGGTTAATTAGAGTAATTGAGGTGCCATTCCCTATTAAAGTAGTTGCTGCAACTGCGTCAGTCATACCCGATTGGCGGTTAATCCATACCTGAATAGGTCTTCCCTGTGCATTCTTGTTAGGGATTGTAGAGTAGGTAGACTCCGAAATACGGCTAATATTTATATCTATCTGATTCTGTCCAGACCCATTACGAATTACGTGGTCTAAAAGATCAATTGTGTCAGTAGGTATAGGGTAAGACAGCTGCCCAGTAACAATAGGAATCTGACCTTGCTCAATAGTCCATAGGTTAATACCACGGTTTGCCCACTCAATAGTCAATAAATTCAAAGACCTGCGGGCAGTCCGCATATCATAACCAGAACGAACTTCAGCGCCACAACGCTCAAAAGCCTCTTCAACGAGGTTATTGAGGTCTAAATTAAACGTGGTGGTGCTGGATGTGGTCATTGTTTATTCCTGCTCTGGCGTAATTAATCCCTCTGGTGCATCTGGCGTCTCAGCAGGAGATAATGTTTCTGGCTCAGCTTCAACTACTGGCTCAACCTCAACTACTGGCTCAACCTCAACTACTGGCTCTGGCGGCACTATTACGTCTACAACTGTTTGCTCAGTGTATTGAACGTTTAGTTCTTGGACAAAAGAAGCATTTGGAATATTGGCATTAAGTGTTGCCATCATTGCTTCTGCTGCTCTGTTTTCAAGTGTAAAGGTAATCATTTTCTACTCGCTTTCATGTTATCAATAAGATTTGGATAAGGTCTGCCAGCAGCTTTAGCAGATGCTTTTGCCATTGCTTTCTTAGCAGGACTCATTTTCTTTGGTTTACCTAAAGATTTAGGACGGGATTTATCCCAGACTTCTCCACCTTCTTTAAACTGAGTAAAGTCGGTATCATCCTTACGCGCTTTTTTCTTGGCACCAGGCATCTTAGAAGGGTTTATAGCACCCATACCACGACTAGGTCTCATACCATTTTTCCTTTGGTTTTACCCTTAACTGCACATCCATCTGCCCGTTTAGAGGCACTAGATACTGTACCACCAGCTTTTAACTTAGGTTTTGGTATATTACTACCCATCATGCCCTTTTCAAGCTCAATTTTTGCCCCAGCTGCGCCACTAGGTTTAGGTAATCTACCCATATCCTGCAGTCTTTCCGTATAGGTACGTGGGCTTTCAGCTTTAACTTTTTCCCTTTGCTCTCCTGCTATTTTGCTTATTTCATCCCTAGCCTTTTGAGCCTTCTCAGCTTTTTCTAGAATTTCGTCAAACTTTCCAGGACCATGCTTTGGCTTGGCTGGATACTTCTCCTGCCCATCACCGCCAGTCTTTTTAGAAGGGTCTACAGGCTCAATCGGCATTTAGCACATTTTCCCACGGGTTTTGCCTTTGGTAGCAATACCATCTGCTCGTTTAGAAGCGCCACTAACTGATCCACCAGACTTATAAGTTTTGGTCTTAGCTTTTACTCTACCGCCCTTACGCATGAACGCGCTACGTAATGCCTCATACCCAGGGGCTTCAGTATCTGTTACACCATATCGCTCAGCATTTTCTCTACGCATAGCCTCATCACGCATTTCTGCTCGCTCTGCACGTTTTTTAGCTAGTGCCCCAGCTTTATCGTAAGTCAGCTTTGGAGTAGGCGAAGGTAGAGCAGGGGTACCAGAACCAGAAGAAGGAGCAGGCAGTTTTGGTACTACATACTCTTTTAATTCACGGTTTCCAGCTATTTTACTAGCTAGTCTTTTACCCGCTTCCTTTAGAATTTTTAAACCACCACCACCGATAAGCATCTCTTCAGGATGAACACCTTGTAGCGGTTTTTGTAATTTCTCTAAACGAGCTTTCTCTTCTTGATAAGAAGACGGTTTTGGCGTAGTTTTAACTGGAGTTTTTCCAGCAGTAGTAGCAGGGGTAGTCTTTGTAGGGGCGTTGGGGACTCTAGTAGTGGTTGGTAGTTCATTTTCTTCACCATAACCAGATTTACCAGCTGGAGAATCATCCCCCATTTCAGAAGCCATAGGTTTCTTATCAGGCACGGCTCTACGCATGCGAGCCAAAATATATGGGTCAGTACGGTCAGCCCCGCCTAGCCATTCTTCTTGTTCGGCGCTAAAACCGCCTTCTTGAAACTTACGAATCTTCTTTTTCATATTAGCAAGCTCCGCCTTTATTCATCTTAATCATAGTAGCTTTAGTTTTGCCTTTAGTAGCAACGCCATCAGCCTTAGATAACTGACCTACTTTACCGCCACTAGCCATCTTGTGCATACGAGCTTCATGCCCTTTAACCGCTTTAGCAGCTACTTTCTTCATCATTGGCTTGTCTTTGGCAATATCAGAGTGAACTTTTCCACCTTTTTTCATGCCTTTTTCTTCGTCATAAGATTTAGGCATACTTTTTTGACCTACTCGTGAAGCGAGTTCTTTGGCTCCACGAACCATTGGGATTGATTCCGCAGCAGCTTTTGCTCCTGCCATCCCTGCCCGTCCAGTTGATTTAATATTAGAACGCAATTGATCTAAATCACTTTTTGGTTCTTCTGCTGCATATTTTTTCTTTAAATACCCCATTGCGCCAGATGATTCACTAGCTGTTTCTCCGCCGTTTTGGAATTTACGCATTTTCTTTTTCATTTCGCCACCACTCCTAAATTTTTTGCCTTTATCGGCGGTTAAAAATTCCTCACCGACAGAGCGAGGTACTCCTACTTTTTTGGCAAACGATGGATTTTTGGCTACCGCCGCCATGAATTTATGCTGCTTTTTAGATGTACTTGGCATTATTTACTTTTGAATAAGCTGGTCAATTTTGCTTTCAAGCTTGTTAAAGCGAGCATCAATGTGCTCCATAATGTTTTTAACTTCTGATTTAGTAACGTTTTCACGGGCTACCTCTTCTCTTGTCTTATTTAATAGAATATCAATTCGTTTTAGTTCGTTGAATTTTTCGTGCATGACGTACCCAATAAACGCTATAAATATTGTAAGTCCGCCAGTCCAAAGTTCCAACACATTCATAC